CCTGCGTTCGGGGGATCCTTCGCCAGGGGCTCGGTGCTGTTGTTAGCAGCGGCGTAGATCAGCCTGGCAACACGCTTGTCGTACTCGTAGGCAAGGGCTCTGCCGAGCTCTTTTGTATAAATCTGACGAACATCGTAGTAGTTCATCAGTTCATCAACCTGATAAATCGCAGCGTCTGCGATCATCAAAGCGTCGAGCTCGATTGTGCGCTTGTTCAGGTCGGAAGGATCATTTCCAGAACCGTTAATTGCGGTGCCCGGCTCGTGATATTGCGCGAGCATGCGCCCGGTAATTGGAAAGTCAACAGACCGCCCTCCCCGGATATTGCGTTCGCGGGTCTTCCCCTTGAACACACAGTTGGTCATGAACGCATCCAGCACCTCGGAAGAACCGAGGCGAAGGAACATGGCGCGGTCTTTATCCACGCCATTAAGACCGGGTCCCCAAGTGGCGGCATCGCCCTTGATCTGACCCAACCTTTGAAGGTCGACAGTCATGATGAGTTTTGCAGAAAAGAGTTAATTCGATTTAAGACTCACTCTCTCGCTAACTCAGGTTGTCCTCCTTGAAGGGCCTGGTGCTCTGTAGCTGTCTTACAAGAAAGCTTACTAGAACTCTGGCGAAGAATTCAAGATCATCGCAACCTTGTTCCGGTAAGCCTCATCGACGTCATAAAGACGCTGGCCCTGATCATTCCTTTTGTTCATTGCATCCAGCACTTGCTGCTGGCTTTGGAACACTTGACGATCAGCAGCAGGTGTTCCACCCCCGTAGAGCTGTGGCTCTGTGTCCTGCTGCACAAGCCCCTGACGGGCCTGCAAAGCGGCCAGCGCCCAGCGCACGGCTTCAGCGTTGCCGGAGTCAACAGCGGCGTTGTAGCTGGCCCGCTCCTGATCGCTCATGTTCTCCCGACCCCAGGCCTGCAGCTCATTGAATGCTTCCTGACCGCCGACCTCCTGAAGGATTGCGGTGGAGTCAGCATCCGATAAACCGTCACCTCCACTCGACGGGGCAGCCTGCGCCTTTGACACGAACTGCTCGACAACGCTTTGCGGAACTTTGAAGGTCTCCGCCAACGTCTGAAAATGCTCGCTGATGTCCTCGCCCCGATCCGCTTTGGCCATCACCTCGCCCAGAGCCACACCCTTCTCAGCAAGACTCTCCACGGCTTCCTTGCCATAGGCCTCGGCGGCTTGCTCCGCTGTGTACGCGCCCGTCTGCTCCGGTGCCGACTCAGGCTCAGCCTGCTCTGCCTCCTGGGGCTTGTCTCCTGACTGCTGGCCAAGCTTCTTCTGGAGCTCTGAATAGGCCTTAGCGAGTTCGTAGGGCGACTTGAATTTGCCAAGGATTGCATCTTCCTGTGCAGCCTGTTCCTGCTCACGAGCAAACTCCTCGACGATGCTTTCCTGGCCAGGGCCAACCTGCCCCTCGATACCTTCAGGTGTTGTCAGCTGCGGGGATGTATCCGGCTGAGTCCCGTCAACGAAAGGCTGAGGGGTGCTGTTGACAGGTGTTCCGACTTCAGGGCTCATTGAGGTTGTGGTTCAGGGTTTTCTGCCGTCATCTGCACTTCCTGAGCGGTTTGTGCAGCGTTGGCGAGATTCTGAGGATCAGCCAGTTTTGACTGCATCAGCATCTGTTGCTGGGCCGCTTGTTGCGCTGCTTGCTGTTCCTGCATCAACTCCTCTTCAGACTTGATCAATCCGAGAGTGTCGATGCCCATGGAATAGGCAAGACGCTTAATCAGTTCAGTCGGTTTTACGTAGGTTGCTAAACCTTCTGGACCCATTGTTTGACCCAACGTCGTTGTAAATCTAACGAGCTGCTCCAAATCATTACCACGACCGACTGCAGCAAGACCGACAGTCATCACCGGCTTCACTAAATCATTGGGCAGTTTTGGAACCTTCTTCTCACGCTGGAGAATGTCCAGCTTGCGAGCGACATACGGCACCTGAAATGTGGTCTGCAACACGCTGTAAATCGAACCGAGGCTGTTTTCGATTTGCAATGCAGTGAGGCGGACCTCTTCCGCTGTTGTGCGCTCAGAGTCACGGACATCAGCCAGCATGAAAGCCTGTGACAGCCTGGCTTCAATCTGCGTTTTTCCTTGCATTGCGACCTGCAAGTCCGTCGACTTCTGCACCTGCAAAGCCATCACATCGTTCGGGTCTCCGGTCACGAACGCGCCGTTCGGGCTGTTGGCCAGATTGGCTGCTTTGGTGACCCCTGAGGGCTTCACCAAAAACAGGATCTTGCTGCTGGCCAGGCTGCCTTCCGCAATGGCCTGGCAGAGAGCCTCGACAGTCTGCAGATCAGCCAGTGCAGCAGTCTCCACGTAGCTGATTCCGTACTGCTGGCCATCGCTGCGAATCATGGTCAGCGGGAGCCATGGCGAAACTGATTCGGGCCTGCTGAACTCGCTCCCAGGAATGACCTTGTTATTTACTTCCTGGTGCCATTTGACAATGCCTT